TTGAAGAAGTCCATCAAGGAAGAGTGGGCAGATTTCGTTGTTACCACGAAACAGAAGGGCGCGGACACCAAAGACCCGCCCGCAAACAACGGCGGCGCTATGAGCCGGGACGACATCTTCAAAATCAGGGACGCGTCTGAACGGCAGGCAGCAATTGCCGCAAATCTCAATTTGTTCGGAAAGGAAGAATAAACATGGCAGCAAAGACCAATCTGACGATGACGAGCGACGTTCAGGTAACCGCTCGTGAAATCGATTTTGTAACCCGCTTTGCGCGGAACTGGCAGCACCTGCGCGACATTCTAGGCATTATGCGCCCCATCAAAAAGCAGCCGGGAACCGTCCTGAAATCCAAGACTGCAAGCGTGACGCTCGCGCAGAGCGTCGGCGAGGGCGAAGAGATCCCCTATTCCAAAGCGACTGTCATTGAAAAGGACTACGCCAACATCAACGTCGAGAAGTACGCAAAGGCTGTTTCCATCGAGGCGATCAAGGAATACGGCTATGACGTTGCCGTCGCAATGACCGACGAAGCTTTCCTGTATGAGCTGCAGACCAATGTCACCAATCGGTTCTACGATTATCTGAATACCGGCCTGCTGACCGTCAGCGAAACCAACTGGCAGCGCGCGCTTGCAATGGCGAAGGGCGCTGTTATCAACAAGTTCAAGCAGATGCACCGCACCGCGACCAACGTTGTTGGCTTCGTGAACGTGATGGATCTGTACGATTACCTCGGCGGCGCCGATATCACCATCCAGACTGAATTCGGCTTCCAGTACATCAAGAACTTCATGGGCTATAGCACCGTGTTCCTGCTGTCTGACGATGAGATCAAACGCGGTCGTGTTATTGCGACTCCGGTCGAGAACATTGTCCTGTACTACATTGACCCAGCTGACAGCGATTTCGCCCGTGCCGGTCTCGACTACAGAACCGACGGAGAAACCAACCTTGTCGGTTTCCATGTGCAGGGCAACTACTCCACTGCGGTCTCCGAGTCCTTTGCGATCATGGGCATGACCCTGTTCGCGGAGTATCAGGACGGCATTGCCGTTGCTGACATTGACGAGACCCCGACGCTCGGCACGCTGACGGTTACCTCTGCGGCGGGCACGGCGACAGGTGACACGAAGATCACGGTAACGCCCGCGAAGGAAGCAAGCGGCAACGTCTACAAGTACAAGGTAGGCGATTCGGCTGAGACTGTCACCTACGGCCAGAACGTCAGAACGTGGCCGACGTGGGACGGCAAGTCCGATGTCACGGCAGCGACGGGCAAGAAGATCACAGTCGTTGAGGCTGACGCGACTTACAAAGCGCAGAAGGCTGGCAACGCAACGGTAACGGCGAAGTAAGGAAGGAGGCGGCACAATGCTGACCGAATTGTGCGGAGTTCTGCGGAACTGGTTTGAAACGGATCGGATCAGCGGAACGTACACAGTAGAAAACGGCAGCATTGCGCTGCCGTTCCTGCAAGAAGGGCAATTCTTCCGGATTGTAGGCTCCGTTTTTAATGACGGTGTGCACCAATACCCTGATTACGGGATGGCTGATGAGACCTTTGTCGGCTCTGTCTGGCCGATGGCTGTCCCCTCCGCTGTCCTCGCCCTCGAAGCTGAGATCAGAGCATGGCAGGAGAAAAACGGGGACGCGGCAGCAAGCCCGTTTACCTCGGAAAGCTTCGGCGGCTATAGCTACTCGAAGGGATCGAGCGGAAGTGCCTCCACGAATGGGGCTGTGACATGGCAGACGACGTTCAAATCGCGCATGAACCAGTGGAGGAAGATCTGATATGAGCTTACTTGATGATTTTGCTCGCCCGTGCGTGCTGCTCGAAAAAAGCCGCACACCGGATGGAGCGGGCGGATATATCACCACATGGACGGATGGCGCGGAGTTTATGAACTATCAGGCGCTTGACACGTCCATGGAGGCGCGCAGAGCGGAGAAAGAGGGCGTGACAAGCGTTTACTCGGTGCTTGTGCAAAAGGCCGTACCAATCGATTATAACGACTTCTTCCGCGACAAGACGACCGGCGAGACGTACCGCGTCACGTCCGAGCCGAAGGACAAACAGACGCCGAAGTCCGCTAGCTTTGCCCTGAAATACTTCACTGCTGAAAAGAAAGCACTGCCGACATGACAAAAGACAAAGCATTGCACGCGTGGTTCTTACAATTCCTGACGGCCTATCCCGCGTCCAGCGTGCCGGACGACGCCGTTTTCCCGTGGCTGACCTATGAACTGATCACAGGCGCGTGGGACAGCGGAGAAATCGGCCTGACAGTAAATCTGTGGTACTACACCACGCAGGAAGCAGAACCGAACGCGAAAGCGCAGGAAATCTCGGACGCTATCGGCTTGGGCGGCGTGTTTGTGCCGTGTGACGACGGCGCAATCTGGATCAAGCGCGGATCTCCGTGGTGTCAGAACGTCCGGGACGATTCTGATGCAAATATCAAGCGGCGGTATTTGAACGTCACAATCGAATACATTACCGCGAACTGAAAGGACTGATTTCATGGCGAAATTTACAAAAATTCCGGCGGATACGTTTAAGCAGCTGCAAATCAATGCTGGCGTTATTTTGAGCGAATTTACGCCTGCAACCGGAACGTTTGAACCGGAGAACCAGATCGGCGCAACTACCGGAGGCATTACATTTTCCGCGACACCGACGTATTCTGACTACGGCTCGGATGTGGACAACTGCCCAAAGAACACAATGGAAATGAAGCGGATGGACGATGTCGAAGTGAAACTTTCCGGTACATATGTAACGGCTACGACTACCTCCGCGAAATCTCTTATGGCGGCGGCTGACATCGACGGCACAGATACGACGAAGGTTGTTCCTCGGCGCGATCTTTCGCCGACTGACTTTGCGGACATCTGGCTTGTGGGTGATTATTCCGATAAGAACGGTGCGACAAACGGTGGTTTCATTGCTATTCGTCTTATGAACGCGCTATCGACCGGCGGATTCCAGCTGAAAACCGCCGACAAGGGCAAGGGACAGATGGCGTTTGAGTACACGGCGCACTATTCGATGTCGAAGCAGGACGTTGTGCCGTATGAGGTTTATATCAAAGCCGGTACGGCCGAAACGTAAGGAGAAGAAAGTATGAAATTTTCGGAACTTAGCACGGATAGGGCAGCTGATGTTCTTTGCGAGGTCAGCGTGTACGCGCTCAATATTCTGACGGATGATGAGCTGCGGGAGAGTCTGAAAGCACAGATCGACGCGGAGAAGCCACAGACGGCGGGAGAACGGTACGCGATCGGTGCGCAGAAGATCGGTCAGTGGATTCCCCTGATTCTGAAAAAGCACCGGGAAGATACGCTTGGTATTCTGGCTGCGGTCAACGAAACGACTGTTGAGGCGGTCAAAAAGCAGAGCGTCCTAAAAACCATGTGGCAGATTCAGGAGATCGTCAAGGATAAGGATATGCAGAATTTTTTCAAATCGTGCGCGTCGGAGGCGAAAGCGTAACGCTTGCGCTTCTGGCAGCTCCAAAAATAAGCGCCGGAGGGCTGATTCGCCTTTTGCCGATTTTAATAAAGCGGCAGAACGAGGAATCAGCCTTTCGCATTTATGCGGCGGAGTGTATGCGCACGATCACGGAAAACACAGCGAAATTCGCGGGCGGAAGCTTTGTGCAGGCAAAGTATACCGACATCATCAGCCCGAAGCCGCAGGACAACCGAACCTGCGAGGAGATCACCGCCGACGTTGTACGCCGGTGCGGATTGAAGGTGAAAAAATCCAAAGATGAATCTGTTTGAACTTTTTGTAAAAATCGGCGCCGATACGTCCGAGGCAGACAAGGGCATCGACGAAACCGGGAAGAAAACATTCGGCCTCGGCGAGAAGATTAAAAACGGCCTTGCTACTGTCGGCAAGGCTGCGGTAGTCGGCGTGACGGCAGCGGCGACGGCAATCGGCACAATCGGCACAAAGGCGGTCCAGGCATACGCAGACTATGAGCAGCTCGTCGGCGGCGTGGAGACGCTTTTTAAGGATAGCCAAGATAAAGTCATGGAGTACGCAAACAACGCGTACAAAACCGCTGGGCTGTCTGCGAATGAGTACATGGAGACGGTGACAAGCTTTTCTGCATCCCTGCTGCAGTCTCTCGATGGGGATACCAGTGCAGCGGCAGAAAAAGCAAACCTGGCGCTGACCGACATGTCCGACAACGCGAACAAAATGGGCACGGACATGACATCAATCCAGAACGCATATCAGGGGTTCGCAAAAGCAAATTACACCATGCTCGATAACCTGAAGCTCGGCTACGGCGGTACACAGGCCGAAATGCAGCGGTTGCTTGAAGACGCGGAGAAAATCTCCGGCATCAAGTACGACATTTCCAGCTATGCGGATATCGTGGACGCGATCCATGTCGTGCAGACCGAAATGGGCATCACCGGCACGACCGCAAAAGAAGCCGCGTCCACGATTCAAGGATCTTTCGGCATGGTAAAAGCCGCATTGAAGAACCTTGTGACCGGCCTTGCAGACCCGGATCAGGACTTGGGAACCCTCGTGGGAAACTTCACGGATTCCATTGTTGTTGCGGGCAATAACCTGATTCCGCGCATTCAGGAGCTTTTGCCGCGCATTGTGGAGGCAATTTCCACGCTGCTGGGAACCGTAAGCTCGCAACTGCCGGGCATACTTGGCTCTGTCCTGCCCTCGCTTATAGAAGGCGCGGCAAGCCTAATTACCGGACTTATGTCCGCGCTCCCGGAGATCCTTACGGTGCTTGGCGACATCGCGCCGACAGCCATTGGGATTCTCGTTCCGGCCATAGTCGAGCTTCTGCCGGAAATCATTCAAACCGGTATAGATGTTGTTATCTCTCTGGTACAAGGCATTACGGAGACGCTTCCGGAATTGATCCCGGCGGCAACGGAAGCAATCATCAAAATCGCTGAAACGCTGACCGACCCTGGCAATCTCGGGAATTTGGTAGATGCGGCGCTTGAGATCATCCTCGCTCTGGCGGACGGAATCATTGACGCCGTCCCGAGGCTGCTTGAGGTGGCGCCCAAGCTTATCACAAATCTCATCACCGCGCTTATTGAAAACTTCCCCAAAATCATTGAATCCGGCGCAAAACTTGTTATGTCGCTGATCGATGGCCTGATTAAATCCATTCCGCAGCTTACTGCGGCTGTGCCAAAACTCATTATCGGGATTGTACAGGGGATTCTTAACAATCTTCCGCAAATCATCATGTCCGGCCCGAAAATCATCATGGCGCTTATTGAGGGCCTTATTAGCGCAATCCCGGATCTTGTCATGTCGATCCCAACGATAATCAAATCGATTGTAGATACGTTCCTCGGATACGACTGGGGCAGCATCGGAACAAATATCGTTGACGGTATCAAAAACGGATTTCTGCATATGTGGGAGAGCCTAAAGCGGACGGTAAGCGATATGGTCAACGGCCTTGTGAGCGGCGTCAAGAGCATCCTCGGTATTGCGTCCCCGTCTAAAGTCTTCGCCGGAATCGGCGGCTACATGGCAGAAGGACTTGGGCAGGGCTTTGACAGGGAAATGCTCGGGGTGCGGAAAGATATCGAAGATCAGATGACCTTCGGCACAACGTCCTTCTCTGTGTCCGGCGCGGCAAAGTCCTCCGTCGGCGTCGTGAACGGCCTGCTGTCCAACAACCAGCCGAGCGGGCTGACACAGGTGAATCTTGTCGTTGACGGCCAAACGCTGGCGCGGGTACTGTTCGATCCGCTGCGAGGCGAAATTCTGCAAAGGGGTGTGTCACTTGCGTAGAATTAAAATCACGGACGGCACAAACACAGTCACCCTTCTGCGTGATCTCGTGTTCACGATTCAGCCAAAGGATATTGGCGCAACCGCGACAATGGCATCCGGAAAGACGGTTATGGATATCATCGGGGTAAAAAATGAATTGAAAATACCGACGGGATGGCTTTCTGTCGCCGATCTCCGAAAACTCCGCAGCATGATCAACACGAAACATGTGTTGAGCGTGACATACCCGGATGTAGACGGAGACAAAACAAGGGATTTCCTTTTTGACCAGCCGGAATACAAGGCGATCATCTACGATGAGGACGGCGTATCGCAGTGGTGCGGCGTCACGATCTCCGCGACACAGCAAGGGGTGGATTGATGCAGAAGGTATCGAGCAATTACGCACCGTTTACACTGGTGCGTGAGGTCGGCATGCTTGTCCGGTTTTATATTGTAGACCCGTCTGCAAAAAAGAACGGGACAGCTTCTGCATCGGATTCAGCGCCAGGAACAAACGCAGCCGAGACGATCAGCGACAATGAGACCATATCCGGGAAGTTTGCCGGGCTGGAGTTGAACCGGTGGGTTCTGGATGGGACAATCGATATTCCGAACGATAGCTTTGACGGGCAGTATGTTGGCTGGTGGAGCGGAGTAGTATCAAACGAGAGTGCTGAAATGGCAAGCACAATTACGTTTGAATTCTCCGCGCCGGTATCCACGATTGGTTGGGCGATGCTGTTTGATGAAAAAATGAACCAATACCCGGCGCAGATTACAATTACCGCGTATGCGAGCGACGGATCGACGGTCGCAACCGGAACAAAGATGATCACGCAGGCGCGGCAGAACATCAGCATGACTGCCGCAAATTATACAAAGCTGACGATTCGATTTGACAAGACGTTCCTGCCAAAGACACGCGCCCGGCTGCGGCAGATCGATTTCGGCCTGACGGAAACCTACGAAAACGACACAATGGCCGACGTGAAGATCATAGAGGAAGCATCCGTTTCCTGCGAATCGTTCCCGTCCCGGCAGATTTCCTTTACATTCGACAACGCGGATCATCGGTACAACATTCTGAACCCGGACGGCGTTTTCTCCGTGATTCAGGATGGCCAGAAATTGCTTGCCAGATGCATTGTAAACGGAGAGAGCATAGACGTTGGCGAGTTCTTTTTTACATCCGTTACAGCACGCGATTCCGGCGTCACAGCACAGCTTGTCGGAAACGATATGGCTGCGACACTCGATCGCGCAACCTATGAGGCCGGAAACGCTACCGCGTGCAAGCTCCAGACTGTAGTTGCGTCCGTACTGGAAGGATACGACGTCACTGTGATCTACGGCGGCGGCGCAGACGAAAGAACGGTAGTCCCTGCAATCCCTCGGAAGACGACGAGACGCGAGGCGATCCGGATTCTGGCACAGGCCGCAATGTGCTCCGCGTGGTTTGATCGATCCGGAAACCTGCACATCGCGGAGCTTTCAGCAGGCGCAGTATTGGGAGAAATAACGCCGGATGAGCTTTATAACTATGACGGTGTGTCCATATCGGAAGCGGTTGATTGCGTAGAGCTGCACGTTAAGAGCGACTACGCGAATATCGATACGACAATCACCGCCGGGAGCGGAAAAAACATCAAGAGCGTAAATAACCCGTGCGTAGCGCCTGCAAACTATCAGAGTGTGGCTGCGTGGCTACTTGCGCAGTATAATCGCCGAAAGATCTACAGCGTGAAAAACCGGGGCAATCCGGCGCTCGAAACCGGCGACACCATCAAAATCTCCGACGCATTCGCACAAAACGAAAATGCTGTGCAGACCGGTATGGAACTGACGTTCAGCGGAGGCGGAATTTATGCCGTAACGAAAGGAGTTGGCGCATGAGTACCATCATTGACACCCTCGTCACCGACCGGACGCAGGCGGACGTGGAGCGGGTGCGGGAGCTGGCGGCGAAGGGCTTTGCTGCCATGACCGCGGCCGAGCGGGCGGAATGGCTGGCCGGGATGAAGGGCGCGTATAACGCAAGCGACATGAACCGCGTGGGAACCGCCCTGAACTATCTGGCGGCGCGTCTTGCGCCTGTCTGCGGCATGAGTATCGCATGGTCAGCAAAAACAGATTGGGCCGCAACGGACATTATAACAGCCTCACAGGCCGAGGCATACCGCAAGCAGGTGCAGTCCATCCGGGACGCACTGGCATACCCCGAAGGAACACCGGACGCGCCCGGCCTCGACCGCCTGACCTACACCGGCGCAAACGATATCGAGCGCATTCTTGCGCTCTGCGAGGAACTGATCGACAACATCACAAAGGCGTTCCGCTACACCGGCGCTGCGGAATGCGCGACAGGAGGCTTGATATGAAAGATCGTCAACCTACTAAAGTTCTTACAAACGGTGCTATTCGATATGGCATCTACAATTCCGACGGTAGCCTTGATCACTACGAGTACATGAAACGTATGGACGAGCCAACAGTTGAGGGTACGCCTCTCAATAAAGCAAATCTTCTGTCCGATGCCACTGCCGCCAAGCTCTGGCCGAACGCAACCACGAGGCCGGAGGACCCGACAGTCAACGACGCGCTCGGCAAGCTTTCGGAGGGCACGGCCAAAGTCGGCGACATCGCTATCACCGCCCGCACAGACCTCTCCGACGCGTGGCTCCCGTGCGACGGGCGCACCGTGTTGCAAGAACAGTATCCGGAACTTTTCTCTGTCCTTCGCAGTTCTGCAGCACCTCTGCCATGGACACTGAAAACGGCAAGTATAAATCCGTCCGCCATGTGGTTCCTGAATGGGGAATGGGTTGCAATGTCCGGCAATAAACTTTATACTTCCACTGACTTAGAAACGTGGACGCAGCGAACATCCATTCCTTCGGGTCTTACGATGGTAGACGCAGTGCTGGAATACGCGAACGGCTTTTACTACACCATTTTGGATAGCGGTTCAGTCGCAACCACAGGAATATACAGAACATCGAGCCTTGATACAAAATTTACGCTGTACGCAAGCGGGAACTTGCCGTCTACGCTAGCCAAAGGAAATCGTGGGCTGTTTATTACGCCGAACTTTTTGTATATCTATGCCGTGGGTACAAAATACACCGGCTACGATGGTCACGATCATGAATATATAAGCTGCTCATATGTGAACCAAGCAACGCAGGCGATTGTGTCGATAGGAGACATCGACGGTGTCTTTTTTTACAATCAAGAGCAGGGACGCTTTTACAAGCTGGAGTTATCAAACGAGAGCAACAGTCTGACAACAGCAACGGCGAAAACTCTGATCAATCCGACATGGGAGACGGTAAGTACCGTATCACTTGCGACTCTCTCTCCATCCTTTAACGAACCGCCAGGTTACACAACGCATGATCTGATGTCCGCATATCATTGCGGAACGACAATCATTGCATTCTTCGGGCTTACAGAGATAAGCATCGTTGCCGGTACTTTTACCGAGTATACCGGATATATGGTGTACAGGTACTCGACGGACAACGGAACAACATGGAGCAACGGGAAAATTATCTCTTATGAATCTGGCAAGCGAGGGCTCCCAGCATACAGCGGTGGAAAATACAAAGGCGGGCTGCTTGTGACAGCCGGTGACGTGACAGCGACAAAGAATGGTACAAGCGCGGTAAATATTATTGCAATCAGCGACCCTGCAGCTGGGCAAGCCTATAGCGATGTACTAAAGGATGGTATACCAGACATTGCTCTATCGCTGGACGGAAGAGCGGCATATAGTTCAAGCAACGGCATTGCATATTGTGATTATAGCGTTAGCGGAAAGACGATTCCAATTATTGGCATGAGTACCCGTTGTAAAGCCTATATCAAGGCACTGGAGGAATAATTATGCAAGATAGAGTAGGCAGCATAGACCTAGCTAACGGAGCTATCCGGTATGTAGGCTACAATGCCTACAAAGTTGTATTGCGTGGCGTATGGCTTAAACTAGAGGACGAGCCACTGCAGATAGAAACTCCGCTCACAGCAGGAAATCTGCTGACCGCACAAACCGCAGCGAAGATCTGGCGGGCAGGCGACGCGCCGGCGAACCCGATGGTAAATGAGGCATTCGAGAAGCTGTCGGAACCGAACTACCGCGTCGGCGATATCCTCACGACCGTCCGCGTCCTCTCCGTCCCGTGGCACGCGTGCGATGGCTCAACCTTCGATCAGACCGCATACCCGGCCCTCTACGCAGCCCTCGGCGGCACGACGCTGCCGACGATCAGCTATTCCAGCGATACCACCACCTACATCAAAATGGCGGACGATTAGCCCGGCAAATAAAAGAGAAAGGTACAGAAAAATGGACACCAAAACCATCATCGTCACCCTCGTCTGCGCCGTGCTCGGCTCGTCCGCGCTGACGGCGGTCGTCAATGCCGTCGTCAGCGCGATACAGAAAAAGCGCGGAAAGGCAACGACGCAGGACGCGCACCTAGCCGAGATCGACAAAAAGCTCGGGAAAATGCAGGAGCATCAGGGCGAGCAGTATCTGGCAATCCTCCGACTCACGATCATGAGCGAGGAAATGCCAATGGCCGAGCGGCTGATTGCCGGGCAGAAATACGTCACACTCGGCGGGAACGGCGACGTGAAGAAGTTTTTACACCAGCTGGAGGCGCAATGCGGGCATAGCAATGGAATTCAGTAAAAAGTGGCTGATTTGCAGCGCGCTCGTCAGCCTCGCACTCATCATCGCCTGCGCGGCAGGCGCAGATCTGACAGAGATCACGCTTGCGGTGCTGGCTGAAACGACGGCTTCCAGCGGCTTTTACCTCTGGAAGGCCAAGAACGAGAACCGCGCGAAGTACGCGCAGAAGTACATGGATAAATGGGCCGAAAAATACGGCCCGGAAGCGGCAGCACGCATCGCGGAGATCGTGCTGAAAGATTGAAAGGAGCATACATATGGACTACACACAGATTATCTCGGCAGTGATCGCGCTCATCAGCGCGCTCGTTTCGGCATTTTTGATCCCGTGGCTCAAAACCAAGATCGACGCGGACAAGCTGCAAACGCTCCGCACTTACGTTGAGATCGGCGTAAAGGCGGCGGAACAGCTGTACACCGCGACGGACGGCGCGGCGAAAAAGGCGTATGTCGTGAACTTCCTCGCCGAGAAGGGCATTCAATTTGATGTGGAAACGATCGATAAGCTGATCGAGGCCGCCGTGCTGCAGCTGCACCACGAGTTGTACGGGAGTGAGCGGGCATGAGTATCAAAATTGGGCAGGCCAGTCTTGGAGAAACCGGCGGCCGCAACCAGCAGCCCGGCAACCAGACCGGGCGGGAGCTGAATATCTCCAACTGGTACAATGGCCGCTGGCTCGGCATCTTGCGCTACAAGAGCCGCAAAAAGGCCGAGCGGGCCGCGCAGACGTGCGAGGCGGCCATTAAGAACCGGAACATCGGATACGACATGGACAACAGGAACACGGCGTATGAGGCAGCCAGAGCCGTCGGGTGGGACGTGAGCAGGATCGCAAAGCCTGTGGAGACGGACTGCTCCGCGCTCATGATGCTCTGCGCTGTGGCCGCAGGCTGCGCGTCGGTAGAAGCGCTCTACCGTCGGCAGGGCAACAGCTGCACGACATACTGCATGCTGCACGATTGGCCAGCAACGGGAGATTTTGTGCTGCTGACCGGCAGCAAGTATCTGACGACGGACGCCAATCTCCTGCGCGGGGACGTGCTGGTAAGCGAGGGCCATACCGTGATGGCCCTCGAAGATGGAAAAAATGCAGAGGAGGAAACTGAGATGGTAGAAAAGAGCAAGATCATCGTGGACGGCAAGGAAGTCGCCGTTGAACGCATCCTGAAGAACGGCACGAACTACGTCAAGGTGCGCGATCTGGCCGCTGCGCTGGATCTCGAAGTCAGCAACAAGGGCAATATCGCCGTGCTGAATCACAAGGAAAAGTAAGGAGGCGGGGCGTATGTCGCCGCAGGCGCGGGCCAAGCTGCCGCCAGAGCTGGGCCGCCTGACCCGCAAGGACATGGAGGCCGTGATCTATCAGGCCAATCTTGGCCGGGAGAACGAGAAGATCGCGCAGCTCTACTTCGTGGACAAGCTCCCGCAAGTGGACGTTGCAACAGAATTGTATCTTGGCCGCGCCACGGTACAGCGCCGCCTACCGGAGATCATGCGGGAGATGCAGCGGACATCCAGCAAACTGTATAACTGAGATAAGCGCCGGTTTCTCGGCGCTTATTTTTTATATAAAAATTTTTGAAAAGCCCTTGACATATACGGTATTACAGTATATAATGCAGCCATAGACACAAAGCAAAACAAACACGACAAAAAAATCGGAGGATGGCAGACATGTTTAATATCGTTTCCGCGTGGGGAGCGCAGACAAATCCCCACTATAACCCGGACACTGCAAATAATGGCGGAGGTTACTGGCAGTTTTCCGGCGGTATCGTCGTCGATCTTAACGGCCAGCTTGTCACCGTCGAGGCCGACGACACGTCCTGCGGCGATTTTGGCAGCCGCGTGTATTTTTCCGTGACGGCTGACGGCTTCTGCTGGCAATTTTCCGACGGCACAATGGACGATGCGTCCGTTGACACCCCGGAGGATGTCTTGGGCGTTCTGCGGTCCGTCTCCGGCGTTCTGGGCGTGGACGCCGAAGCGCTGATTTCTGCCGCGTTGAATGCGGCGAACGTCTGCGCGTGGGAGGTATGCTATGCCGACTGACACCCAGCGCCGCGCTCGCAACAAGTGGGACGCTGAGAACATGTCCGTGATCTCCTGCAAGCTCAAGCGGGAGATCGCGGAAAGATTTAAGGCCGCAGCCAAGTCCAACGGCACGACGCCAAACGAACTGATACGCGGCTGGATTGCTGCATATTTATTTGAGCAAAACTGATGCATAACTGAGGCACAGGAAAATAGTAAAAAGCCCATACTGGACACATCAAAGGAGTGTTCGGTATGGGCTTTTCTTATTTTAATCCGAACCCTGCCGGGCAGAAGGTCGGGGACTGCACCGTCCGGGCTATCGCAAAGGCGACCGGGAAGAGCTGGGACGAGGTGTATATCGGCCTGTGCCTGCAGGGACTCATCATGGGCGATCTGCCGAGCGCAAACAGCGTATGGAGCGCTTACCTCCGGCAGCAGGGCTTTACCCGGAACGTAATCCCGAACACATGCCCGGACTGCTATACCGTCGCGGATTTCTGCGCAGACCATCCGCGCGGCGTGTACGTTCTTGCCCTGTCCAGTCATGTGGTCTGTGCGGAGAACGGAAGCTATTTCGATACATGGGACAGCGGCAATGAGATCCCGCTGTTCTACTGGGCAAAGGAGGATAAATGATGTTCGGACAACAGCCGTATGTGTATCAGCAGCCGATTTATAATCAGCCAATCGGCCAACCGATCAGTCAACCAATGCAGGAGCCAATGATTCGCCCACAGTACCAGCCCGCGCCGCAGATACCGGCCTACCAGCCGCAGCCCCAGCAGCCGCAGAATCAGTCGATCATCTGGATTCCGAACGAACAGGCCGCAAACGACTTTATCGTCGCGCCCAACAATGCCGTTACGCTTTGGGATATGAATGCGCCGGTCGTGTATGTGAAAAAGGCAGATGCAAGCGGCAAGCCGACCATGACGACCTACGACCTTGTAGAGCGTGCGCAGGCCGCGCCAGCGCCCGCAGCGCCGCGAAAAGACATGAGCGAAGAATATGTGACCCGCAGGGAGTTTGAAGAGCTGGTAGCCAAGCTGACGGCCCCCAGCGTAAGACCGGCGAGAAAGACAAAGGAGGCTGAAAGCGATGGCTAACCCCCTGTTTCAGGCCCTCGGCGGCGGGCAGATGCCCGGCCAGATGGGGCAGTTTCAAAATATGGTGCAGCAATTCCGGCAGTTTCAGCAGACGTTTCAGGGCAACCCGAAAGCAGAGGTCGAAAAACTGGTACAGAGCGGGAAAATCACGCAGCAGCAGCTGAATCAAATGCAGCAAATGGCTGTGCAATTCCGGCAGCTGCTCGGATAAAATGAATCTTAATTCGTGGCCACGATTGAGATAAATTTCAAAATCTACGAAAGGAGAATTTTATGAGTCTTACTGATGGCGGCATTCAGCCGACTATGCCCGTCCAGCCTGCCAATAACTACGGCGGCGGTATGGGGATGTGGGGTGATAACTGGATCTGGATCATTGTGCTGTTTTTGTTCGGCTGGGGACGCAACGGCAACGGCTGGGGCGGCAATGGCAGCGGCGGCGTGATGGACGGTTACGTGCTGACGTCCGATTTCGCAAGTGTTGAGCGTAAACTTGACAGTATGGCAAACGGCATTTGCGATTCCACGTTTGCCCTGAACAATGCCATTACTGGCGGCTTTGCTACGACCACGCAGGCCCTCAACAGCGGTTTCCAGAACGCCGAACTTTCTCGTTGTAATCAGCAGGCCGCGCTTATGCAGCAGCTGAACAACATGGCGATGCAGGCACAGGAGTGCTGCTGCGAAAACCGCGCTGCAATCGCCCAGGTGCGCTATGACATGGCGACGCAGGCGTGCGACACCCGCAACACCGTGCAGAACACCACCCGCGACATCATCGACGCGATGAACTGCGGCTTCCGCAGCATCGACCAGCGTCTGACGGCACAGGAGCTTGCGGCGAAGGACGCGAAGATCGCCGAGCAGAACCAGCAGCTCTTCGGCTACCAGCTGGCAGCATCGCAGGCGGCGCAGAACAATTACCTTGTTTCCACGCTTCGCCCGAGCCCCAGCCCGGCCTATGTTGTCGCGAATCCGTACTGCTGCAACAGCGGTTACAACTACGGCTGCGGCAACTGCGCGTAACAACTCCACATCGTAGAGCTTTTTCGTGGCCTCACGAAAATGATCGGCCCCATTGCCGATACTCGACAGCAACGCGGCGGGGCAATCGTCCCGCCGCTAATTTTAACTGCGCCGAATTCGATACTTTTAGAAAGGAATGATTTTATGGCTGAATTTACATCATCCGGGATTCAAACTGTCGCCGCTGGGCAGAACGTCCCTCTGATCTCCACGGCGGCTTGCGGAAAGCCGTGCATCGTACATCGAGAAGGAAGCGGGCTCGTTACGCTGCGCGGGCTTACGCAGCAATGCAAGGCGAAGTTCCGCGTATCCTTTGGTGCGAATATCGCCGTCCCTACAGGCGGAACAGTAGGTGCCATTACCGCTGCGCTTGCAATCAACGGCGAACCTCTGAGCAGCGCCACAGCGATCGTAACCCCTGCGGCTGTTGAGAACTATTTCAACATCTTCGTTTCCGCATTCGTGGAAGTCCCGCGCGGCTGCTGCCTAACTGTAGCGGCGAAGAACACCAGCGCGCAGGCGATCAGTTTCGCAAATAGCAATATGATCGTCGAGCGCGTATCGTGAAAGGAGAATGCAATATGTACGATTTGAAAAACCTGCGTGAAATGCTCTGCAAAGAGCTTGACGAAATCGCCGACAAGCGCGAAATGTCTGCGGGCGATCTGGACGCGATCCAGAAGCTGACGAGCTCCATCAAGAATACCTACAAGATCGAGATGGCTGAAGACGGCAGCTATTCCCGCGATGGCGAGTGGGAGGCGGATATGCGCGGTACATATGGACGGGGCAGCTCTTACCGTGGCCGACGCCGCGACGCAATGGGCCGCTATAGCCGCACAGACGCCCGCGAGCATATGCATGCGCAGCTGGAGGATATGATGCGCGACGCGGACGACGATAAAACCCGTGACGCGATCCGCCGCTGCATGGAGCAGATCGAGCGGGCATAAGGAGGCGCGATATGCTGGATAAAGCCGAGATCCGCAAGGAGATAGCGCGGCTGGAATATGAGGAATCCAGCTATCCCAATTATGCCAAACTGGCAGATCTTTATGTGATACGCGACAAGATGCAGGAAGAGGAACGGGGCGACGGCGGTAGGTATGTGGGTTACTACTCCGGCGCTCCCGCCCCTGTGACCGCAGAACCGGCTACCGTGGGCGAGTACGGGGACAGTGAGTTTTTGCTTGCAGTAGCTGGGAAAGACCCGGCAAAGGCTTGGGCGGTCGTTGATGAACTTATGGACACATTATCGCTTGTGAACCGAAAAGTCTATGATTCTATGCTTCGGAAAATAAAGTCCATGTAGCAAAAAATAGGGGAGTCCCCTCGCATTGCGCTGAATCTGTAGCATACAATGTAGCATACGGAAAATAATTTTATGTTACAGAGCGTGTCATAACTTGATCTTTTGCTTTTTGAAAATACGCAGAAAATAGGGTGAAAAGCATAAAAAAGTACCGATTTTAGATTTAAAACATCTAAAATCGGTACTTTGGCGCGGAAGGAGAGATTTGAACTCTCGCGCGCTTTTTAGACGCCTACTCCCTTAGCAGGGGAGAAAAACCCATTGAAAACACTGGGGAAATTGGCGTTTGTAACATATTTTGTAGCATACAGAATTCACTCTGGCGAGTCGTTTTGCAACTGATTTACGGCATCGACCATGCCTTTCATGTCCGGATGTACATACCGTTGGGTAGTGGTTATCTTCGTGTGGCGCATGATTTCCTTGATCGTAAACGGATCAATGTTTTTCATCGCGAGGGCTGTAGCGGTTGTATGGCGGCATGAGTAAGGTGGTAGCTTTTGCACTCCGGCAAGCTCCAAACACTCATAATATCTCTTGTAAAAATTATCTTTGTTTATGCAGCAGATATTTCCGACGCGCGATTTGCTTTCTTCGCATAGTTCATGCAGCACCGGCGCAACGAAATCCGGGAAGACCATAGGCGTTTCCTTCCGCTTCTTTGTCTTTATGCCGCCTCGGACGATCTCATTCTTTTCAAAGTCAATCATATCTTTCTTGAGTTTCAGAAGCTCACCGGGCATCATGCCGGTATAAATCATCGTTAAAATAAACCCAACGAAGTGGTCTTTTGCATACGCTTCCCATAGCTTTTTTACGTCGGCGTCGGTAAACGGTTCCGGCGACTTCTCTTCCAATTCCGGAAGCTTTATGTACTTTGCAAGATTCACGGTTGTTTGCTTTTCTGCAATTGCGAGGTTATAACAGTGGGAGAGGACAGTTTTCATATCTTTCCGCGTGTAATAGGTGCTGGCGTTGCGGTCGATAACATCCTGTATCTGCGCGATGGTAAGCGCGTCGATCTCACGGTCGGCGATTTCTCTCATGCGCTCGAATGCCTTTTCCGCCGCGCCCTGACGATCAGCCGATAAGGATAGATAATCCCCACGCAGATATGTTTTGTAGTATTCTCTGAGAGTGGGGCTTCGCTGCTCTTCCTTCGGAGGGTTTGCGGCATATTGGAGGGCGGCGCGCTTTGATGTAAACCCGCCTTTTGTTCGCATCTTTTGCCGAAGCTTGTCGTTCTCGTCTAGGTAAGTTCTTTCTGTCCAACGCGCCGTCCACGTCTTCCCTCGCTGGTAAGCGCTTCCTTGCCCGTTCCCGCGCGTCCGGCTTCGCCGCGCTTCCTGTTTTTTCCCGCACCAGCAACAGTAGGGCGCGCCGTCTGGAATTTCTTTTTTACACTTGATGCACTCCATGTTTCCCTCCACGTTCTTTTCGGATCGCGTAGAAAGTAATTGCCGAAGCCAGAACTGAACCTACGATCAGGGCGATACACGCCCATGCGGTTACGGACAAGTCTCCATCTCGAATGAGGCCTGCGTTCCGACTCTGCGCATCCGTTACAAGGCAGGCAATCAGGGTAAAGGAGAGAAGCAAACAAAATAGGGCGAGAACGTAACACATTGTATGTGTAGACCTTATCTGCGCGCTCTGTAGGGCTGCTGCTGCCTCCAGCTTGGCGTTTTCAAGCTCGACACGATGGATCTGCTTGGTCAGATTTTCCGGGCTTCCGACGGGATTCTCAAGGCCGAACAGCTCGTCGAGCGACAGACCAAGCGCTTTACATATTGCGGCCGAGTTATAAAGCCGTGGATCCGCTTGTGTTCCGGCATATAATCGGCTCACGGTGGAGAATGAAACTCCGGACTTTTCCGACAGCTCCTCCAGAGTCATTCCGCTGTGATCTTTCGCATTTCTGATTTTCCCATGATACGCGCCGATAAACGGCGCGAGTTCCTGTATTGCGGACATCGGTGCGCCTCCAATCGCAGATTGTATTGTTATTTCTTACATTTTCCGTGTGAAAACGCAAACTATGAGAAGAAAACGCAAAACTCGGGCTTTTCTTACAAACATTATCTGGTACAATAAAAACGTAGCAGATAGTTCCTGAATCCGGCATCTGCTGAAATGGCCCCACCGTATGTTCCAGATACGATGGGGCCGGTCAAACCGAATATTATATCAAATCATCAGTCCCATAAACTGTACACCATCGGATTCCTGATCCCCAAAAATAACGCGGTCTGTTTGTTCATAATACCATGTTGATTTTTAGAACAACCGTTCTATAATAAATGACAGGAGGAAAAAATATGGAGTGCATCAACATCCGGGTAAACAATGGGAAAGTGGACGTGACAGTAGACGGTGCGAAGCTGACAGACGTGCATAGCGTCAGCGTGGACTACATCAAGGGCGTGCCGCTGCTCTTTTCCTGCGTCGCCGACATAGGCCGGGAGCAGGAAGAACGCCGGGGGCCGCGCGTGCTGCATTGATCTGAATCATCTTGGATTGCAAGTGCCGCAAGCGCCGTATCCGGCGGCGATGGCGTCGTCAGAGGAATCGAACCAGATTTCGTTTTCACTTAGTATTTTTTTGGCCCATCGGCAACTCGGTTTGTGGAATTTGTCGCTATCCTTGCTTGCGACGAATTTTCCAGCGGACTTACCCTGAGAAGGATCTGGAGAAGTAGTTTCCATAGGGGGGTCTGCCTCGCTGACGTCGGAATTGACGTCAGAAGAGAGCGCATCTGGATTGACATCCTTTGAATTTGCTTCCTGCAAGAGATTGCCGGACTGATCTATAAAGCGGACATTGATATTATCAACCGGCTCACCCGTGCTGAAATAGTGGTACAGGCCGCCGCTCATATAGAACACCAAGGTCATGAGAGATTCCTGAAGGTTTACAGTGTCGGAAGACAGCGTGACGGTGAATTTTGTGTAGTCATCGGAGGAATCAATCGCAGTGACGTTCGGGTAGTCCTCAGAGCCTACCATATCGGCAAGGCTGCTGTCAAGCTGCTGTGCCATATCCTGCATTAGTTTTTTATGGCAGGCCTCCGTCATGATATATGTGACGGAGCCGTCTGCATTCAGCGTGGCGGATTTAAAGCCGTCTGCTTGCTCGACTTTTGCGTCAAGCTTCTCCTGCGTGACGTCTTCGCCTATGTAGTCGGACGGAATTGTGATTTCGACTGTCCCGCCGCCGAACAACGTCCCGGAGTGCTTTTCCACGTTGAAGGATTGCGAAGATTGTTCAGGTGCATCCTGCGCGATGGACTGTTCGGGCGTTTCCGGCGTCTGGGAAACCGCCTCCTGTGCCTGTGCGGGCGGCTGATCCGCCTGCTTAGACTGCTTCGGAAAGAACAAGATGCCGAGAGCGGCCAATACGGTGACTCCAATCAGAATAAAATTCCTCGAAGAGCCGGTCTTTCTCCTGTTTTTTGCGCCGCATACCTTGCAAACGCGTTCACTGGCGTTGATCTGAGCGCCGCAGGAGCGGCAGATCATCTTCCGGTTCGGCGTGTCACAGTGCGGGCAGAACTTCTCCTGTTCCGGGAACTCTGCCCCGCATCTTGGGCACTGCACAATATATTCATTTTTAGTCATCAATGCGGCACTCCTTATATGGTTTGTAAACAATTACATATTACCACTTAGAACCAGCAGCCGCAATGTAGAAGCTGCACAAAAATAAACGTCGGAATTTGGAAGAATGGAGATAGGAGCTGAAATGAACGAAAGAGAAGCCGCGACAATCAAGGAATTGGTGGAAACTATATCAAGATTCACGCCCGAAAAACTCAATCTTTTTCTATCTGCTTCGCAAGATTTAATAGAGCGGATGCAAGTTCGGGACGATTCATGCAAATCCGAATAATCTGCTGGATATCCTCCGGCAAGTCACGAATAAGCGCTTCGCCATCGGCGGGGCGCTCTTTTTTTATGCCTTTGCCCATCAGTTCTTCTACTGTTACGCCGAAGTAGTCGGCGATTTTTTGCGCATTTACGTCAGAGGGTTTTGTCTTCCGCGCTTTCCAACAGCTTATTGTTGACTTGTCAATTCCGAGTTCTCGGCCAACGTATGCAGGGGTTTTGTTTACAGAAGCGCAAAGCGCAACAAAGTTGTCATAAAACACAATAATACACCTCTGGAATTGTTAAATACGACGAAAGTTGAATTAGTTTGCAAATAGCGGTTGACAGTTGAGAATGTTTGATGTATTATTGCCTTGTGGTTGAAAAAGTTTGCAGCAGACAAGACCCAAGCAAATCAACGCTTGCGCCAATGCTAATGTGTTTCTCGCAAATTCATAGTAGCACAAACAGTAAACAATTTCAACAATAAATTTCAAAAGTTGACTGCGGCGAAAAGAAAAGCCGCCCGTGGTTCGTTCACGAGCGGGTTTCCCCAGAGTTGTTTACCAGAACGCGCTGCACAGGATGGTCGTCTGCATTACTTTGCATCCGTCCGAATTGGTAGAGTTCTTTCCACCGGCTCGGCAATGCCATCCTGACACAAAACGAACTTACGCTTCTATGACGCGCCGCTCACTTTGGCAGTTCTGGCGCTGCCCCTTGCCCTAACGCATCACGCCGTTTCTTTGGTCTGGAACTGGCAAGTTCAAAAGTTTGGTCATGAAAACCACCTCCCGAATTTACCTAAAAGGGCTAAGGACAGTATAGCACGTCTGGGGCGTTGCAGTCAACAATTTTAACAGAATGGAGGTGTGTATATGCCTGAAAAATGGACAGGCGTACTGATCGGGAAAATGCACAATGCGCGTGTTTCATACGACGATCTTGCCGCAGAGCTTGGACTTACAAAAGGCTATCTGTCCATGATCTTGAACGGGAAAAGAAATCCGCCGGGCGCAAGGAAGCGCTTGGAAGACGCGGTTAAGGCCGTGATCGAACGCAGAAAGGAGGAAAAATGACGCTGGACGATATCCGGGCAATGTCAAAGCCCACAATCCTCGCAAGCGAGGCGGCGCAGGTGCTCGGCTGTACCCCGCAATGGCTTCGCTTGATGGCGAGGGAACAGCCTGAAAAGCTGGGCTTCCCGGTCTGCTGCACAAGCAAGCACAGAGTAAAGATCCCGAGAGAGCCGTTTTTGCGGTTTCTCGGAGCATGAGGAGGAACAAATGAAAGTCAGATTAACATTTTTGGAGCCGGTTCTTGGCACATGGCCGAGCAACGAGAACATTGCGCGTGACTTTATCGCAAGCAAGGCCCCGGACGCAAGCACGATTGAGGATGAGATTGCAGCGCTCGGCGCGGACGCTGTCGCCGAAAAGGGCAAGACCGTTTTCCCGCGTACCGACGGACAGCCGATTCTGTACGATTATCAGATCAAAGGCTTTTTCAAAGACGCCTGCGGTATGCTGGCACGCGTGAAATCCAAGAAATCCAGCGCCCTGAAAGCCTATAAGAAAATCATCGACGGCCTGATCTTTGTAGAGCCGCGCATGATTCCCATTGAGATCAACGGCGAGATCGGCGAATGCCAGAGACCGCTTCGCGCACAGACCGCACAGGGCGAGCGCGTGAGCCTCGCAAACTCCGAGGAAATCCCGGCAGGAAGCTCCATCGAGCTTGATATCGTGATGCTCGATGAAAAGGCACACAAGGATATCGTCCTGGAATGGCTGGATTACGGACGGCTCAGAGGCATCGGCCAGTGGCGAAACTCCGGAAAGGGACGATTCACCTACGAAGTGCTCGAGTAAGCGCGAGGGCATAGATGGGCCCGGCGTCGAAGGGCAATGGAGTGGCACGGCACCGCAATGGAGTTGCGTGGCACATCTCGGCTTAGCAATGGAATGGCCGAGCGACGATGGGCAATGGCATGGCATAGCAAGGCAAAGACGGCGAATCAAAGACTGGCAAAGGCTATGAATTGAATCGCACTGCAAAGAAGCGAACAGAAATCGAAAGAGGAGTGGACAACATGAGAACAAACCTTGTCGCGGAAACGACTGAGGAGCGCCGGGGGCGGCTGCGGGAGGAATTGGAGGCCCGCAAGGCAACACTGCGGATCGTCAAGGGCCTGTGCCTTTGGACGAGCGGCGCGGCGATGATCCTGTCGGCGGTGGCCGGGATGGCAGGAATGACTTATGAATGCGCTGTGACTGGCTTCGTCGCGCTCGTAGCGCTGCTGTATGGGCTGGCATAAAGAAATGACCCCTGCCGCGCGGCAACGCGACAGAGGCCGAAAGGAAACTTAAGACGCCTTTATTATAGGGCAGAAAGGGAACTATGTCAAGTTTAACGGATTCCCGCGTTCGACATGGTGCGAAAGCCTGCGTAGACGCGGTACATCGGGCCGACTACCCGAAGTTTAACAAATGCCTGCTTTCTCAGTGCGAAGCGCCGGAGAAATACGGCGTGCAGCTTGTTCCGGAGGCAGCTGCGGCGATCAAGGCGCTGGACGCGCCCAAGAACCGCGCAGATCGCCGGAAGAAGACGAACCGGTATTACTTCCGCCTGACGGACGATCAGGCTAAGAAGCTGGACAGGCTTCTGAAAAAGCTGGGCTATTCCACGGTTCAGAGCTTCTGTGAAGCGCTGATCCGCCAGGAGGTGAGCCGGAATGGCGTATGATGGCGAAAATCTGTACTTGAGCATTCCGGAGCCGGAGTATGAGCCGGACGAGCCGGAGGACGAAGATCGCTATTTATTCCCGCCGCTGTGGCTGGTTGGAAAGATGAAACAGGAGGATCAACATGAAAGTTTATAAAGGCACGAATAAGGATATGAAGTGCCGCGGGTTTCAATACAAACTCGGCGAAACCGCCGTTTTTGATGGAGAGCCGCATCTTTGCAAGGCTGGCCTGCACGCGTGCGAACAACCGATTGATGTGCTGAACCACTACACACCGAATGAAAGCCGGTACTTTGAGGCAGAGGCAGAAGAGGTATCTGCCGAACGTGAATCATCGGATAGCAAGATTGTTGCGAAGAAAATGACACTGAAAGCCGAGATTGGCGTTCCTGGCCTCGTGAAAGCGCAGATCGAATATGTCAAGAGCCAAATCGGATTTGACGACGCGATCAAGCGCGCAAACGCCGAAAAAGAGAATCATGCCACAGGCGATCTGGGCGCAGCCTCCGCCACAGGCTATCTGGGCGCAGCCTCCGCCACAGGCTATCTGGG